TGCTAAATATATTTTCAGAATCTTCCAGAAAAAGATTATATTCAGATTCAACCTTTGATAAATTGACGCCAATGAAACGAACATGGGTTATTAATGACGAGCAGCTAAACGAGGCTTTTCGCCGTGCCAAGTTGGGGGACACGTTTTACGTTATTGGTGAATCGGAGCAGAAGCGCTGCTACGCCGCCGCAAAGTTTGCCGGTCGGCAGCTTTCAATGAGGCGGTTTCGCGGGGGATGGAAGGCTACTGTTATATGACCACCGCCGAATCCATTGCCAGCTGCCAGCACGCCCAATCGCAACGCGACCGCCAGGAGCCGCCGGAGCCTGACAACGAGGAAGAGCGATTGCAGCGGCAACTTGATAATGCAGACCGCGAACTGGACTTGGAGAAAAATGATTTATGAGAGCGCGTAAGGTTGACGACAATCAGGGCAAAATCGTTGAAGCACTCCGGCGATGCGGGGCAACGGTTCAAATTCTGTCCGGCGTGGGGGCTGGATGTCCCGATATTTTGGCGGGAATTTTCAAAAGAAATTTTCTTCTCGAAATTAAAAATCCAGACCAGCCAAAGTCGGCGCAGGTTCTTACGGCAGACGAAGCGATCTGGCACAACGAATGGAAGGGGCAAGTGGCCGTGGTTCGCAGCGTCGAGGAAGCGGTTGCGGCAATAAATCCGAACATCAAATAAGCAAAATATGAACGAACCAATCAAACTCCCAACACGCGACATTCTCAAACCCGCTTTTGACGCATTGCGGGCAAAGTTCCCCGACACCGCGTTTTTCGTCGGATTGAAATATCAGGAGGACAAAAACTACAGTGGGAAATGGGAAATGGAAGCCCCGAAATACGGGCATTACGTCTATATTGAAGGCTGTTTTTTTTATGGCGACACGCTGGAGCAAGCCGTTGATGCCGCACTCTATGAGTTCAAACCCAAAGACCCCGCCAGAATCGCCGCCGCTGCTGCCTTGCGGAAACAGGCAGATTCCGTTGAAAAAGGAGAATCACCAATACCTCAAACACCATGAAACAAACCACATCAAATCACCAGCCCGAAACGCTCGAACTGGCCACGCTCCCCAAAGAGCCGATGCCTGTTGCTGCGCGCCAGCCGTCCTCACTTGACATCCTGGACGCTGCCGTGCGCGGGGGCGTCACGTCTGAAAACGTCGCCGTGGTAAAGGAAATCATCGCCATGCGCCGGGAGGAGGTTGCCTTTGAATCTAAAGCCAAGTTCAACCGCGCATTTTTTGAGTTGAAATCGGAAATCTCACACATGGAAATTTACGCTGACAAAGCGGCCATGAACAACGGCAAGGTTGCTTATCGCTATTGCAGCGAAGGCGAGCTTTCCAAATGCCTTGAACCGCTTTTATTGAAGCATGGATTCACGATGCTGTTCGGCCAGCGTGACGAGGCCGGAAAGACGGCGGCATTGATAACGCTGATTCATTGCGATGGACATGAGGAGACGCGGGAGTATTCCGTCAGGTCGGGAAACACCAACGCCATGAAAGACGCTACCGCCGCCGACACGGGCGCAACCACAAGTGCGTGGCGGCATTTGGTGATGAAGATGTTTGGCTTGAAATCACGCATCCAAGAGGACGCAGACCCGCGCAATCTGGGCGACACGCACACGAAGGTAACGCCCGCGCAGGCGGCAGACCTTGAGCATCGTGTTAAAATGTTAAATCGGAATGTCCCCGCTTTCTTGAAGCTGGCTGGCGCGGCCACGTTCGGCGACATTCCTGCCGGCAGCTTTCCCGTCCTGGACAAGATGCTGGCAACCGCGAAGGCGTTATGAAAATCGCCACTTACAAAGACGATAACGGCGTTGAAAAGCCGGTGGAACAAAATTCACTTTACTGGGAAATGGCTCGCGCCGGAGTGCCAACAGCGAGCGAGTTTGATAACATCTTGACGCCCGAATTCAAACCGCGCAAAGGCTTGATGGTGGAATCGTATCTCGCAATGAAGCTGGCCGAGCGGTGGACGGGAAGCCCCACGCCGTCAAAGGCAACGCTAGTGATGGATTTTGGTCATATCCTGGAAGAACGCGCCAAGCCGTATTACACGTTCATGTTCAATGAGGAAATCACCAATGTCGGATTTGTGACCACTGACGACGGAAAAATCGGCTGCTCGCCGGATGGATTGATCGGCGCGGACGGCGGAATTGAAATCAAATGCCCGGAAGCGAAAACGCACGTCAAGTATTTGATGGCCGGGGAACTGCCGCCGGATTACGCATTGCAAGTTTATGGCTCGCTATTCGTCACTGGGCGGTCGTGGTGGAGTTTCATGTCCTACCGCAATAAGTTCCCGGCCTACGTCACGCTGATTGAGCGCGACGAGAAAATCAACGCCATCATCGAGGAGACGCTTTACGACTTTTGCGAAAAACTGGACGCCGGATTCAAGCGGCTTTGTGAAATGAACGGAGGGCCACCAGCGAGACAGCAGAGTTTGAACATTGCCGCCGACCAACACGACAACGCGGATTTAACGCCGTAAAATAATCGAAATAGTTCTTGCAATGAATGTAATTGTATGCCAGATTGGACGTGTTCGACACTTGCTGACGCGAGTTGAGACAAAGTTTGGTTTTCCGGTCATGGGGCAATCGCTCCGATTTCTCGCCCGCGTCAGCATGACCGGAAAACTGTTTTCCAAGTTGAACCGTGTAGCCGGCGAGAACGGCATACTGCATACCGGAATGGATGCGCCAACACTGAAATTGCTTCTTGTAAGGCAAGGGCAATTTCTGTCCCGACACCTGCTCCCGGAATGAAGGTCAACGAGAAACTTAACTATGTCCAATGATGAAAAGCCAGTGCCTACAATGGATTTCGACCCGGTTGCTTTTGATGCCGCAACTGGAATGTTCACGGACGAGGAAAAATATAAATACGTTCGCTGCCTTGTTCATTACTGGTATCACACACACGTCAGCGGACTTCCTGACGATGATCCCGGCCTTCGCCAGCTTTGCCAGTGCGACATCGGGAAGTGGATGCGGTTAAAGAGCATGATTTTTGACAATGACAAATTCTTTTACATCGAGGGCGGAAAGTGGCAACAAAAGCGGGCGCGGGCAAACTATCTCAAAAAACAGGATGACATCATCAAACGTCAGAACCAAACAGCCGCCGCAAGGGATGCGAGATGGCCTGATTCTGTTACAGAGACTGAACATAAGACCATGACAACACCGCAGTTAATTTTAACTGAAAAAGCACTCGCCCGCGTTGAGAAGCGGATTGAGGCTTTGCGCGGGCAGCGGCCATTTTCAAAGGGTGACAATCGCGCGACGGAATTGGAGGAAATGAAGGTTGAACGGAAACGATTGATGAGCGTTCTGGGATTAAAAGCCTAGCCGAGCATCTTGCGAAACAAAGAATATGACAACGCCACCAAAATCCGAGCTTGAGAAATTGAGGGAATACGAGGAACGCCTGTCAAGGGAAATTACGCCGCTGCTTTTTTGCGACGGGACATTCAAGAAACTTGCGCGGCTGGCCCGGATCCATTCTGACTGCCTGAAATACACGGCGCATCTGGCGGTGACCCTTCAACTGAAAAACTGAAATGAAAAACGATACAAAGCCTGAACCAAGGCAAAAAACAATTCGCCGGCGTTTGAGGATTGAAAACCTGCATTTGAAGTGGTGTCTCAAGAATGGCATAGCAATTAACGACATACAAATAAAATGAAAAAAGAAACTCCGATAACTGACAATGCGCTGCATGGTGTCTGGTATCGAGGTAGTCACGGCAGCGCAATACCGGCCATGTGCCGCGAACTTGAAATAATCGCTGACGACTTGGCTGGATACATACAAAATCCAGAACGAAACTATCCGACTGAAACCATCGCCAGATTTAATCTACTCAAAGAACAAGCCGCCGCCGCGATGCCTAACGTGCGGAGCTAAGCCATGCGCGACCATTGCTCAAACCACTACCGATACAAGCCGGGCTGCGCTGACTGCTGCAACGCCCGCGAATGAACGGAGGAATATGCCCACACAAAACCATGCAATAAAAGAGCGTCCTATTTTATTTTCTGGCGAAATGGTGCTGGCCATCCTCGCCGGAACCAAGACGCAAACGCGCCGAATCGTAAAAGAACAGCCCGCGCCATTCTACACGAAAAAAGCCATCGGCTACCGTGACACCGAGGGCGACTGGGTGTGGTCAAAGAATGGGCTGCCAATGGCGGGCGTGAAAAATCGCTTCGGCATTCCATGCCAGGGGAATCTCTGGGTGAAGGAAACTTGGAAGCCCCACTGTGAAGGCCCAATCAGCGACCAATACCCGCTCGGAAC